GACATCGTCGGGCGAGGCACAGACGATCGGCAGCGCACAGAGCCTGTATTGGGCGAGGGGCTGACATGGCAGTACGCGACCATACCGACACGGTACGTGACGTGCTGACCGGGCAGGGGCTGGGCGTGCCCGACAGCGAGATTTACGCCGCGCCGCTGGATCCCGACTTCGCCGACGCGTCGATCTGGATTGTCCAGACGCCGGGCACAGCCCCCGATGATGCCTTCGGGACGCTGGAGTCGATTCAGTACCCGCGTGTGCAGGTCAATGTGCGCAACCCGTCGGTGCCGGACGGGAAGGCGGACGCGCGCGAGGTGTGGCGGCTTGTCCACGACACCGAGCCGACGGACTACAGCCGCGCGAGCATGATGCAGTCCAGTCCGTTGTATATCGGCACGGACGACGACGGGCGGCATCGGTGGACGATCAATGCAGAACTCTTCATCTGTGAGTGAGTGATGGCGAATCCGCTACGTGTGACGGGGCTGGCGAATGTGATCGACGCATTTACCGACCTGAAGGACACGGCGGACACGATCTACAACAACACCCTCGAAGAGCTGGGCTACAAGGTCCTCAAGCTGTCCAAAGAGGACTACGTGCCCGTCGATACGGGCAACCTCCGGTCGTCGGGCGAGGTGAAGGTGCAGCGGGTCGATAAGGTAATCGTCAAATACACGGCGAAGTACGCCCTTGTGGTCCACGAGCGGACGGACCCGAGCGTCACCTGGTCGAAAGAGGGCACCGGACCGAAGTACCTGGAGAAAGCATTCAACGAGGTCGTCAGCGCAGACCGAGCCTCGGTGATTCTCAAAGAGCGTTTGATGGACGCCATAACGGGAGCGTGACATGCAGTTTGGCGACAAGATTACGATGCTTCGTGACTACGACGATGGGCGGTACGCCGCGGGTGCGACCTACACCGTGGCGGTGCCCGGCGAGCCCGAAGACGGGCGCGTGATGCCCGGCGTGGCACAGTCGCTTTGCCGGGAGGCCAACGACGGCGGCGGGGCGTATGCGAAGCGTGTGACGGACGAGGACGACGACAGTCAATCGGCGGTCGATACTGACAGCGCAACAAAGGAGTGAGACCATGGGCCTGAAGGCAGAAGATGCACTTTTGCAGATCAACAACCCCGACGGGAACTCGGCGTGGAACGAACTGACGGAGGCGTATGACGTGTCCGTCGAGATCCCGCCCAACTTGCTGGATGATACGACGTTCGGCGACGAATCGCCCGACCGCATCACGGGGCTGATCGACGGGACGATCGACATCTCGATTCGCGAGCCAAGCGCCAGCCCCTCGGCGGTGGTGTCGGATATCCGTGACGCGGCGCTGGACCAAAACGCCAAAAACGAAGAGCTGCAGGTCGAGTTTGCTCCCAACGGGCAGGCGGGCGGGACGACGACCGTGGTCGCATTCACGGCGATGCCGTCGTCGATGGGGTTTTCGGCTTCGTCGGGTGACGCACAGGACGAGACCTACACGCTGGAGCTGTCCGACGGCACCAAGCCGACGGTCTCGCAGGCAACGTTGAGTTGATGAGCTGAGGAGGCAACCGTGGGACTGAAAGGCAACGATGCGCAAATCTGGGTGACGGATTACGCCGACACGACGTCGATGACCAATGAGGCGTGCGACCCGGTGGGGGGCGGGACGCCCGTGCTTCTGTGGCAGGTCACCGACCATAGCAAGGACGTCTTTGACCCCGACGTGACCTTTACCGTCGAGGTCTCGACGGACGGCGGGTCGAACTGGTCGACGGCGTCGACGTCGAATTACAGCATCCTGTGGACGGTCGGCGCGATCCGCTTCGACAGCGACCCGTTTAGCGGGTCGACGTCGGACAACGACGTGCGGATCTCAAGCGGGTCGTATCTACCCAAGCACACCGTCGCCGAGGGTTTCGAGACCGAGCTGACGGTGGAGCCGAACTTGCTCGATATCACCGGATTTCAGGACGACTCGCCCCGGCGCATCCAGGGGCTTGAAGACCTGTCGGGCAGCTTCGGGACCTACGAGGTACTGGACCCGAATATCGACGCGACCGGCGACGACGACGGGCCGACGCTGTCCGATATCGTCCTGCAGGCGGGCTCGACGGATGCCGACTTCGTCTTCCGCTTCGATCCGGCGAACAACCAGAATACGATGCTCGGCGCGTGGGTGCGGTTTGACTCCGAGAGCCGCGAGGCGTCGTCGGGGGACGCGCAATCGGAGTCGTTCTCGATGATGGTCGACACGCACGACTCCGCGATGGCAAGCCAGCTCGCCGCTGATATTGACCTTCTGACCCTGTGAGGGACCATGTCTGACGAACTGCAGAAATACCGTCCCGTCTTTCTGGACCGCTACACGTCCAGCGACTCTTTTCGCTCCGAGACCATCGACATCACCGTCGACGGCGAGACGCTGCCGATTGAGGTCCGCGAGACGTCGATCCGCGATATGTCGTCGATGTATATCCCCGACGACCTGATCGAAGAGGTCGGCGCCGAGACCGCGCGCCAGATCGTGCTGGTCATGCGCTGCTCGTGGATTCCGGGCAGCGACAAGCGCATCTGGCAGCCGCCCGAGCCCGACCAGGACAACTCCGATCTCGACGCGCTGCTGGACGCCCCGATGGACGGGAGGGGTCCGATCGGGCGGATCTACGAAGCGATCAACTACGTCCACGGCTACAGGACCGACCCGCCGCGCGGCATCCAGGACCCGCGCCTCGAAGAGATCGCCGAGATCTGCGCCCACGGGCAAGCGCTGGCCGAAGACCACGACGAGACGCTGGACAACGGCGAGATCGCCGAACTCTTCGAGCGCGTCAAGCTGTACGCCAAATCCATCGACCACGGGGAGGACGCGGGAAAGGCGATAGCCCGCTGACGGGACTTTTAGGGCGCGTCCGCCAGTGGGACGAATACTACGACAAGCAGCATATCCGCGACCAGCAGACCCTCCAGCTGTGTGAGTTTGCCGACTGGATGCGGGTGCCGGTCTCGTGGGTCCGCGAGCACTGCGCACAGTCGGACATCCATCTGTGGGCGGAGCACCAGCAGATCAAGGCGAAGCGACGCGACGACCGCCGACGCAAGGAGCGTAACTGATGGCGACCATCGGTGAAGTCACAGCGGTATTGAATGCCGATACGGCGGGGTTTACCGGCGGCATCGGGCAGGCGGTCGACTCGCTCGGCTCGCTTGGCAGTGTGCTGGGCTCGACGCGTGGCAGCATCGCCGCGCTGGGAGCAGCGGGGGCTGCTGTGGCGGTCGGCGGACTGGCGGCGGCGACGGCCCAGGCGGCGGAATTTGAGCGGACCATCGCCGGAGCCGCGGCGCGTGCGGGCGCGACGCAGCACGCGATGGAGAGCTTCGGCAAAGCGGCCAAGCAGGCGTCACTGGAGAGCGCGTTCGGTGCCAATGAGGCGGGCGGGGCGCTGCGATTCCTCGCCAAGTCCGGCTTTCAGGTCCAGGAGGCGACCGAAGCCCTCCCCGGCGTCCTCGAAGGCGCGGAAGCGGCGGGGATGGGCGCCGCTGATATGGCGGAGATTGCGTCCAACGCCCTCAAAGCATTTGGGCGCGAGGCGTCCGAGACCGGCGAGATCATGGACGTGCTCGTCAAGGGGTCGACCAGCGCCAACACGTCGGTCTCCGAGCTTGGCAAAGGCATCTCAATCGTCGGCGGGATCGCCCGCGAGGCGGGGATGGGCATCGAGAGTGTCGTCGCCACAATGGGGTCGATGCAGAATGCTGGTGTCGGGGCGTCTCGGGCAGCAGTCGCGATGCGAGCGGGCATCTCCCGCTTACTCAAGCCGACCGGCGACGCCCAGACGACGCTTCGCCAGCTCGGCGTCTCCGCAAAAGATGCGCAGGGCAATTTCCGCGGGCTGATTCCCGTGCTCTCCGACCTAGAAGCGGCGGGCGCTTCCAGCTCCGATATGCTTTCTGTTTTTGGGCGGCGGGCGGGGCCGACGCTTCAGACTGCGCTTTCCAACGGCGTCGGTGCGATTAAAAAGTTCCGCGGGGAGTTGCAAAATGCCGACGGTACGACCCGCGAGATCTCGAACTTCATTGAGGGCACGCTCGTCGAGCAACTCAGCGTGCTGTGGGGGAGCATCGAGACGCTCGGCGCGACGATCGGGTCGGCGCTGACACCGGTGCTGAAGCCGCTGGTCCAGCTCCTCAAAGGCGTCGTCAACGGCTTGATGCTTTTCATCAAGGCAGGGGAGCAGCTTGCCAATTTCCTGGCCGGTGACTTCGTCGACTCGCACCAGGAGGCCAAAGATTCCGCCTCGGATGTCGACGATGAGGAAAA